TCGCCCTCTGAGCATTAGAGAATTGTCCTTGCGTAGATTGGCAAGCGAGTCATTGAACCGTCTATAAAACCACGCCTTGCAATGGCTGAGCGTTGCCCGTTCATGGTCTGAAACGCCACGATGTCATCAAAGCTGGCAGAGTTTGAGTAGCCGACAATGTTGGAGAGAATCAAGGTAACTGGCCGCCACATCCATTGGTCTCCTGCTCCGTCAGGGTCTTTCTCAACGGCTCCAGAGATTGAACTCACGATAAAGTCACCCACCCCGTTTAAGGTTATCTTATCTGAGACCCAAATCGGGAAGCCCGTAGCATCCGAGCGTACTGGCAATTCCACCACGATCTCGGTGACGGTTCTTGCAGGTGAGCAACGGTCGTAAAGCAGATTGGCGGCGGCGTTCACATTGGTTTGTGAGCTGAGTCCCTTGTTGATGAGACCAAGCCGAGTAGTTCCGCCTACCCAATTTGTTGGTCTCAGAGAGGGTTTAACGGTTGGGTCAATCGAAGTGGCTGCACGTTTTACGGCTTGTACGGGGAGCTGGATTCGAGGGTCGTAACCTGTGACCACAATTTCGTTAGCCTCAGGGTTGATATAGTTCCACCTGAACTGCCTGTAAACAAATCGCCACGCCTCATCTGAGGTCTTACCACCAATGGAGATAGCATCTGCAATGGTCGTGTAATAGGTGTAACGAGAGGCGGCTCCGTTAATCGTGGTCGGGCTTTTGGTCGTGAACTTTACGGCTGTTGCTCCGGGGTATTCGCCGTACCACCACCCGCCCAAATAGTCCTGCATGACTCTCGAGAGGTAGCTCCAAGCGTTCTCCCCGATGTCCGCTACCTCGGAGAAGTCTCCACATTTAGCAGGTGCAATCTCTCCGGCCGTTACCGTTGCTGTTTCCAAATCAAGGTCGCTCGATGAACCACCCACCAGCTCAACCAGCCTTTTGATGACGCAATCATTCGTAGCGTGAGAAATGGGGATACCGTCAAAGATAAAACGCTCCCTGAACATATAATCCTTGAGGAGTTGAGTTATTTGTCCGTTAGACTTAATACTCACTCTATCATTGGCGGCAACTGAGCCTCTGGTGAATTGCACTGGCTCCGTGATCCCATTGTGAACAAAGGTGGTGCCGAGTTTGACTAAGTTAGGCTTGTTGGCGTGAGTGTAAAGCCCAACAATGGAGGTAGCCGAAGGGTTGATAATGTCCATGGTGAAGGAACTCCCGCCCGTCTCAGGAACCTCGAAAGAGAGTCGCTGCCACTTGTCATTGATGCTTGCTGACTCGGTTGCATCCGTGTTGGCAGAGAGTGCCTTGTACCCGCCTAAAATCCCGTAGACCACCGGAGAGGATAAACCGTCACCTGTCATTGCCGCCTTAACTCTGAGGCTGTCGAGTACACCGTTGGCAACAAAGGCGGTTGTTCCGTCTGTTTGAGTTAAGCTCGATACCACGGCGTCTGTGTTGCCAGTCCGATAGCTTTGGTCACCGTACACTCTGCCGACACCAGAAGCCCAAGAAGGGTTCGTGAATGTCTCCTGAACTGCCCCTGTCGCTGGAGCCTCGGCAAGATTGTATACCTGCGAACAAGCATAGCCAGAGGTCGCATACTTGAGCGGAGCCGATTGGAAGACAAAGTTTTTGTACATCCGCACCCAGAAGTTGGTCGCCTCGGTAATGGTTGGGTTAGTGTCCGTCTCGAGAATATCCGGCATGATAGCCCGAACCCCGTTCCCTTCTGAGCTGACCACAAGAATCTCCCGCCGTCTGCAAGGAATAATCATGAGGTGGATGAGCTTGTTCTGTACGTTCGTGCCGCCCTGAGCACCTGATACATCACCTTCCGCAATTTTGACCCCTGCTCGCCATACCTCGAGGTTGCCACTTGAGTAAAGCCTGAAAGCCGTGTTAGAAGTGAGAGAGCCAGTCGCCGCATAACCAAACTCAGCAAGAATGTAATCCGAGCCATCAGAGTAGGCAAAGAAGCCCAGATACATCCCTGTATTCTTGGCAAGGGTTGCCGTGGTTGTTACTGCTGTTCCTAGAGCCGATGTCGGCCCTTGCAAGTATCGGCTCCCACCAACTCCTGTTAAATCTGTCTCCTTCCATGTCGCACCTAAGCCGTAGTCGGTCTTGGAGTACTTGTCATAGGGTGCGGTATTGGACGTAAAGAAGGCTTGGTATATCGGTCGAGGTGATAGAAAGAGCGTCGAGGTGAGAGGGTCAATCCATGTATCGCTGAAGAAGGAGCCTGTGTTGAAGTCATCACCTGCGGCACTAAAGCCAATGCGATCCTTGCTCTGTCTCCATTGTGCTCCGTCAACCGTAATATCAAATTCAGGTCTAGGCATTAAACCTCCCTTCTACTAACGTTGTTACCAAAGGCTCTTGCGGTCTGAGTGCTCATGCCCCGCTCAATAGCCACCCCAAGCTCCACCAAGATACTCTTAATATCCTTGCTTCCACCCATGCCACCCCTTCCTGTCTGGATGTCAGATAGCTCCTGCCGGGATAACCCACGGCTCCCCATGCTTCCACCACCGAGTACCTTGTCTTGAATGTCTGCGAGCTTCTGGGTGTTATCGGCGGTGGCTTTCGTGTTCAATGCTATTTGCTCAAGTGGGTTTACACCTGCCGAGATAGCTGTCTCAGTTAGGCTTGAGGATATAGTCCCATCTGCTTGAACCGACTGCTTCTTAAGGAGCATCTTCTGCTTTGCGTTATTATAGAAGTTCTCGGCGGCATTGATACCATACGCATCTCGAAAGAATTCGCCAACGCCTCCGCCCTTGCCCTCAAACAATCCTGAGATCAAACGCCCAATAATAGTCGCCTTCAACGTGGCTTTAATTGTCTGCATCATTCCGTCCATGAAGTTCCCAAGGAATGTACCAAAACCAACGAAGCCTGCAGCCAATCTCAAAAGTGAATCCTCAACATCTAAGGTTGAGTTGTCGAGCGTCTTCATGCCTTCTAAGAATCCTTGTATAGCATCACCAAACACATTGGCATTGTTCAAGTTACCTAGGGCATTAGCAATCTTCTCAACGAATGGGAGCAAGGTATCAATCAATGGTAAACCGATTTGCCTCATGGCTCGGTTGAAGGAGTCTCCAAGGCTTGCGAGCTTTGCCGCTGGGCCGCTTGCCATCTCTTCCGCTAGCTTGCCGAACTTCTCATTTACCACCGCTTCAACTGCCGTCAATGCTTGAGCCACCGTACCTGTAAACGAGCCACCCTTGTCGAACGTCAAACCCTTAGCTGTTAACGCCTCACGGCTGACCCCTCCTCTTGCCAATGATTCAAAGCCTTCTCCAAACCTTCCTGAACGAATGAAGCCCAGAGCTGAGACAAAAGAGGTTAAGCTATCAGCCGTACCACCAAACACCGTTCCGAGCTTTTCAGCAATCGGAAGGAACCTTTCCGTCTTTAGCCCGAACGCCTCAAGGAGCTTTGCCGCCTCTCCAAGAGTCGCCGTATCAAATATAGATGGCATTGCCAGCTTGTCAACGAAGCCGAGTATCTGTGACGCTCTCGCACCTGAGCCAGCAATCGCTGTTAATGAACGGTTCAAGGTATCGAACTGAATCGCTGAATCAATCGCCTTCTTCCCGCCAAAAGCAAGAGGAATAGCCACCGCACCAACTGCGGCGGTTACAATGCCAAAGCCCTGACCGAGAACTCCAAGGTTATCACCCAAGCCCTTGAGATTGTTTCTAAAGTTGCTCGTTGCTCCGTTTACATTCTTGGTTGCGTCCGATGCTTGCTTGGAGGCATTAACAACTGAGTTGGCTCCAGACTTGTAGCCCGAAGCATCAAGAACGTACTTACTTACAATTTCTTCAACTACTGTTGCCATCTTTTAACCTACCATTATCACTTGCTGAGGCTGTCTGGGGCAAACCTCATTGAGAGCACATATCTGCAACACTCTTACCTTTCGGTGATTGTCGAGATCATCGAACCACTCACCGTATATATCGACCGCTACTCGGCACTTAATGGCGTAGTTTGGGTCGCCTTCGAGGAGCCTTTTCCCTCAAGATACACCGCATAATCTGACGCCTTATTAGCCGCCGCCGCATCAAGTGCTGAGACTGTCCCCGCAAAGACTGGAGCCGCTTTCTTCGCAATGGTCAGCCATGCCATTTCGCTTTGAAAGTCGGGAGTCAATGAGAGCATCGCCAGCATCTTGACCTGAGCAAGAATTGCGAGGTTGTCGGTTGCTACATCCTTCCAAGCATCTAGAACCGTACCACGCTCAACCGAGGCCGCAAATCCCTTTGCCCACCTAATGACCTCATCCTCAACCTTCATCCGCTCTTCCATATCAACGAGAATCTTGAACTTGAGGGTAACGCCCTCAATGATAGTTAACTCAATCTCATCGCTTGGAGGTGCTGACGCCTCAAGAACCTTGGTTACCAGCTCACCAATCATGCTTCTTCTTTAACCTCTGGCTTGTCTGCCTTGGGTTCTTCCTTAACTTCTGGTTCGCAGTTCACGGGCTTGAATCCGCCGCCGAGTTCTACCTTTTCTTCTTTTGCCATTGTTCGTTCTCCTTACAATTATTGTTAGGTTACCTTACGATTTTACAAGAGTACCAAGTCCTTTGAAGTTGTACTGCTCAGTGACAATCCCTTGCTCTGGAACCGTGAAGGTTGCCGAGTCAATCAGCGTTGATCCCGTATAAGTTCCAATCGTGTTGATAGTCGCCACAAACGCAATCAGCGTAGTACCTGTCAGAACCGAGGTAAGAAGCGTTACACCTGATACGGTGGTCGGGGTTCCTCTTTGCTCAAACTCAATGTTAACAAGAATCAAGCCATCTCTTTCAACTGCAATCTCAGCCGAGGTCAGAGTGATAGGAAGCACCAAGGTTGCACCTCCAACGGTCAAAGATAACGTAGTCTCAACGCTTGAGAGTGTAGCGTTATTTACCGTCTCCATCAAGGTTGTAGTATCAGCGTCAAGGATTTGAAGGACACCTGAGCCAGTGAACTTTGTCCCCGTGGCTTGGTAGGTCTCGAAGCCATCAGCTAAAGCCGAGCACTCTTGAGAAGCTGTTGTGATGTTGATGGTGCATGAGCGAAGTTTGGCGGTGACACTTGCCACAATGGAAGCCACCGAAAGCGTGAGCGAGGTTTGGCGAGTGCTGGTGACCGTTCGCATGATTTCGGTTTTGGCTTCAAACATTCGCTTTACTGGGGTTGATTGAGCATGGCGGGAAGCACCTGCTTTCCCTTCTTCGGTTTTGACACCTACTTTGAAGCTGACGTTAGAAAACTCGGCAAGGTAACTTGTACCTCCGAGGGTATATGCGGTTAAGTCTCCTGCGGCGTATTTCATGGCTGTTTGTTATTCCTGATAAATGTATCTCGAAAGGCTTTTCGGTAAGATTTCACCCTTTGACCAAGTGCTCCTTTCTCGCCCTTGCCCCAAAGATTTCTGCTCACCATTTTATTGGTTCCTTCAGGTAAGACGGAATAGATAGACCCTTTCGCACCTCGACCGAAGCCAGCTGTTATCACCCAACGGGTTCCAAGATTGAGCCTCACATACTTTGCCCTTCTGAGCCGTCCGGTGATTTGTCCAATTGGTAGCCGTGGAGCCATGCCTTTCCTCCCCGCTCCCCGCTTCCTACCTGTTGCAGTTGAGGCGGCCGCATTTGCACCTCGACCGTATGGGTGTCCCATCTTCCGCAGCCACTTTAAGCGAGCCTTCCCACTCGGGCTGGCTCCGCTTGTAAATTCGTTGAGATCTCGGTCTATCTGCTTTGCTATCTCTTCCGCACCCTCTTTCATCGTGAGGTTCATCTTCTGAAACTTCGCTACAGTCGCCAGATAGCTTTGGGTCGGGGTTCGCTTTACTGCCATACCGTTGACCTCACCACGAAGGTTATAAGCACCCCGCAAGCATCGTCTGCATCATCCATTGGGATTGGTGACCATGTAGTTACGAAAGGTTGATAACCAACAGTACCGAAGGCAGAAGGAACCGAAGGAAGGCTTCCTGAGTTCTCAGAGAAGGGTGTTAAAAGGTCAATGAGTGCCTCGGCTTTCTCTGCCATGAAGAGCTGAGGGTCTGTGTTCGTGTAGGGAATCGGAACTGGGTCAGGTGGGACAGGAATAGCGAACTTGCCCCCAATCGTCCACGTCCAAGTTTGCTCAACACTTCTCCCGGATTGGTTACGATCACAACTCTCAAGGGTGATAACTGCCAGAGGAAGAGTGACATTGAGCTTTGGTGCTCTTCCTCCTGAGGTAGCAACCACGCTCCACGCTGTCTTTACATGAGCGGCAATAGCGTCAAAGATGAGTTCATAGTGAGCCATTAGTGTCTCTCCTCAACTGCGTACAATGCTATGTGGTCGGTAGGCAATCCCTGCTCGTTTATTTGCACCTTCTCGATGGCGAAGTACTTACCGTCATAGCCAACCTTGCCTCCAACCTCGCAGTTGCTTTTGTTGGTGGAGGTCGGGTCGAGGTAGAAAGCCCATCCATTGGTAACCTCTCGAGCGAACGCATCATAAGCCGCTTGAGGTGAGAGCCATTGAGCACAACCAGTAGCAGAGACGCCGTTGCTCAAAGCGTACTGGACAATGACGTTGTTGGAGTCAAGAACTGCAACTTCCGTGTAAAGGCTAAAGGTATGAGGTCTGATTGGAACGCTCACGAGAGAATAAACATCCTTGCGAGTTCCTTGGCTCGCTTTCTCAAAGCAGGAACTGGGTCATCAAGAGTAACTTCAACAAGCCCTGTCTTTACCTTCGTTTGGTTGCCTTGTGCTCCTGCTTGTTCTTCCACCACACGAGCGGCGGCGAGGCAGTAAATAGCATCATTCACGAGATCACCAATGCTTGCCGAGTCCATGTACCCCCAAGGAGCCGTGATGTTCAAGCGGAAGATAGGTCGCTGAAAGAAAATAATCTGATTGTAAGGTGCTGAGTAGTCTGGCAACATCCAGTCATCGTATTGGACTAAGGTCGTCCCAGAGCTTGTCGCACCTGCAGCCGTCTTAATGAGAGTCGGAGCGGCTGAGAGAGGGGTGGAGAGGTCAAGAATCCAACCTCTCCTATCTGCCTGAATGTCCGTTGGATCGAACATCTTGGTCGAACTAACTGCTAAGAATGGCTTCACCCCAACTAACATTTCCCACTCCCCAATTGCGGTGTTTAAGAGCCTTGTTTGGTCTGCTCCCGAAAGAGCGGTGGTAACAAAGCCCTTCGCAAGAAGGTAAGTGCCAAGGTCAGCTGAGGTGATGTATGCCATGTTCTTAGAGGTAGGAGCCAGCAACCACTACTGGTTGAGCGGCGTTCTGGTTGGCACCGGTCGCTTGAGTAACCGCAACTGCTCGTGGAGCGATGTACGCCTTGATACCGCTGATAACGGTGTTGGCTGTACCTCGGTCGGTAACAATTCGGATGTACCGATTTGTCAACTCAGAGAGAGCAATGGTGACTGTCTTGTTGGTATCTGCATCTGTCCAAGCGTAAGTCGCTCCGGTGATGTTTGCCCACGTTGAGTTGTTGTCACTTCGCTGAAGCTGAAAAGTTCCAACGCCAGTAGAAGTGATTGCTCCAAGGTCGATAACCACGTTGAGTGCGTAGCAACCCAAGCAGTCGATTGTCGAAGAGTTAACGTCTGTTGTGCCAGCGGCGAGATTTTTAGTTGTCGCTGCTGTTGCATCTGGGAAGACGGTAACGATTTGGTATTCGTTAAATGTAGCCATCATGGTTTCACTTGTAGTCGGCTGAACGCCTCGTCGAGGACTGGAGCACCGTCAGAGAACTTGTGCATGACATAACCGTACTCACCGTTGCTGGCGTATGGGTCTTGGTCAAGCACTTGTACCGAGAGGTTCAAGAAGTCGTAGATGCGGTAGAAGTTAAAGTCACCGAATACGGCGGCGTAGGTTCCAGCGGTCAATGCTGTTGGAGCACTTTCCGATTCATACAAAGGTCGCCCCTTGAGGAACATTGGAGTACCAACTGCAAGGACGTTACCGATGCCAGCACTTTCTGTGAAGATGTACTGGTTTGCGGAGTCTTTGAGCTTCATAACGGCGGTAACGAATTGGCGAGAGCCAACCCAGCTACCAACGTTTCGAACAGTCGCCTTGACGTTCATGATCGTGCTGATAATGTCATCAGCCGCAATCGCCGCACCAGCGGTTACCACGTCTCGAGAGGTTGGAATCCCGTCAGCGGATGCTGTAAAAATGCCGAGCCATTGCCCAACGCCGTTACCTTGCATTGCCGCATCTTCTTCCTTGAGTCTGGTTGCGTAGTCAAGTTCGCCGCCAAGCCATTGCTCAACGTTGATAACTGACTGGTCGATCAGAAGTCGAGAAGCCGAAGTTCGCACCGTCACTCGGTGAGGCTTAAAGTCCCTTTGACCCACTTGCACCGAAGAGGTAAGAGCGGTTTCTGTCTCGCCTTGCCAGTAAGCGGTAAGACGGGTATTTTGCCGAGGAATCGCAACGTTCGCATTGATTTGCTGAACATTAGAGATTTGTCGCATGAAGATTGGATTATCCACCGGCTTGATAATCTCTTGAGCAATCGCATTAGGAACAAGGAAGCCGCCAGCCACGTTAGGGTTAACTTGCTGAGCCGCTCGGATTTGCGAGAGTTGGCTTTGGTCGCCTCGAAGGTAACCTCTCCAAGCTCGAATCAAAGAGTCTTCTTGCTTGTCTTTTGCTTCGCCACCCATGATGGAAGGGTTGTTGCCCTCTGCCATTTGGAAGGAACGAGCGTTGTCGATTTGGGAGCGTAGTTCAAGCTCCTTTTTTGCGTCGAGCATGTCGGCAACTGCCTTGTCAAAGCGGGCTTCCACGTCAGCTGGCATCACTTTCTTGCCAGCATATTCGCTTCGAGTCGCATCAACAAAAGCCACCGCTTCGCTCAACTGCTGGTTGAGTTCTTGGTTAGATTTCATCTTAGTAGTTTCTCCAACTGGGCAAACTTCACCGCTTGAAGCTCTTGAGCCGTTGGCTCATTTGCTCTGGTTAATAGCTCGTCCAGATTGCTCCGAATGACTTCTAACCGTTCAATGGTTGATTTCCCTAGTGTCTTGTCGTGAGCTTCACGAAGTACGAGTACCTCGTTGGCTCTGGTTGTTACCCCTTCGACGGCATCAAGAACCGTACAAAGTTCGTCAGCGAAGGAGATGCCAGCATGAGCTTCCTTCAAATCGTTGCGTACCTCTGAGGCTTCAGACTCAGGAACGGCAGGAAAGTTGACCTGTGAGACCTCGTAGATTTTCGCCAGCCTCATAATCAGATAACATTCACGGTTGCACTTTCGGATGGCTTCCACGTTGAACTTTGCCAAGTCCATGCCCATGCTTTCAACCATTCGGAGCATTGACTCGCCGTCTTCAAATTCAAGGTAGTCACCAATGGTAAAGCCGATGGAGAGACCCACCTTCTTTCCTGCAGCCAATCTTTCAAGAGCCACCGTTCGGGCATCCTTCGCCGCTGGGGTGCTATGATACTCCACCTCAACCTCAACACCAACCCCGTTATCTACGGCAGACTTTACAAAGCCGATTGCGAGATCGTCAGCGTCATGGCTTTCTAGGAAGGAACCGTTCGCCACGAAGTCGGGAAGGGCGGCCGTTGCGGAGCCGGGAGCAAACACCGAGCAGTAACTATCTAACTCCCCGTACTTGAGTGCCATGCCCTTGAGACCACCGTTAGAGGTTTCTGCACCCTCCATACGAAGCTCAAATTGGCGAGATTGCCTAGTTGTTAATTTCATTGTTTCAGACTTCTCTTCTTTAATGACGGAATCATAAGCCCTTTTGAACCATCGCATACCCGGCTCGCCTCCCCATAGCAGGGCGGCGACATAGGCAGGGCTATCGTCTGGCTCATCAAGGAACCGTGAATTTCTTGCCCACCAACGGTAACCCTTGCGAATCTTGTTCTCGGTTTGCTCCTCACCGTTCGCCATCGAGCGAGCTTCCTTGATGGTGGCTGGCTCTAAACCATTCCCTCCAAGCCCTTCCTCAAACATCTGAAGACCACGCTTACACGCTCTCTGAACACCTAACGGGGGAACCATTATATTCTCTGCCATCTTTAATTCTCCAATACTACTGGTTTAATTGTTTGAACCTTCTGACCGCCCACCTCAAACTCCAAGTGGCACTTACAGTTGCCAAGGCAAGGAGTGTCACAAGCTCCGGGAGTGGTGAAGAGGTCATCCTTGAAGAAGGGGCTAATACTTGCCAAGGTGGGGCAATCGGTACAATGCTTCTCAGTCCCGCCGAGCACCCATGTTATCTCTGTTTCAAGGGTCAAGTTGTCCACCGAGGCTTGAGCACTTATCCCCCTCGCTCTTCCCATGTATAACTTTTGACGGTTGAGAATTTGCTCCATCATCAAGTCACCATTCTCATCCGTATAGCGGCCGTCAAGAATATCATCAATGAACCCTTGGAGGTATTCGGCGTCATCGTCTGCAATCGCTCTGGCCGCTAGGATGTCAACCTCTCCAAACTCGGTAAACAATTTATCAGACACCAAGTCCCTGCCAATCCAATGGCTGTTTGCGTTAGCTTGAAGGATCGCATCAAAGAATTTGTCTGCCCACGTCTCGACGCCGATACCATCATTGACTAGCCCTCTGGTAGCGTTCTTGGCGGTCTTCCAGTTGTAGTCTATCATGTCCTCGTACCATGCCTGATGGCTTCTGCTCGGCTGGTCAAAGGCGGCTGGCATTGCACGAATTTCCACCACCTTCGGTTTGAAGGTGATTCGTCTTGCGGTGCTTTCGGTGATATGTTGGCAGGGCATCTTAAGACTCAAGTTGGATATTCTCTAAGGCTTTGAGTTGGTTTCGATCGTACTTCTTGTGGCTTCTGGTTGCTGGGAGTGGGCTTGCCAAAGCGTTCATGTCGAACCATGTTCTCGGATCATCAAGCTCAGTCTGGAAGCCGAGAGCCTTCCTAAACTCGCCTCGAGTAGATGCACCAGCTCTAAAGGCTAACTCTGAGCGTTCGTACTTGGCGGTGATGTCCTCATCAAGCTCACGGTAAACGCTTGGGTCGAAAGCAAGGTATTGATTCGGCTTGAGTCCAAGCCCCTCAGCGTTGTACGCCTTGTCGAGGGTCGAGGCAATCACCGAGAGCAAGCTGAGAATGGTGTCCTCGATGAAGATTTCACGAGCTTCTGAGATATTGTTATAGGTCTTGCTATCGGAAGGAAGTCCGACAATCATTGGGTCAACGCCCAACGCCCCAAGTATCTCGGTCATCCCGTGTATCTTCTGCTCAATTGCTTTGAGGTCAGATGGTGACATCGAAATGGTCTTAATCTCGAACGCTCCCGGAAGGTCAAGAGCCGCCCCTCTTCTGTCTCTTGTGAAGGACTGCCAACGATCACGCATTGACTTCCTCTGTTCCATTGTGGGTTCAATGGCATTAGGGTCTTTCGGGGAGATGATGACGCCGGGAATCCCCATGTTGGTAAGCAGGGTTGCGGCGTAGTTGCTCGCCTCGTTATCGGTGACTACCTGCCGAAGTGCCGCCATCAGCGGAGACATTCCTAAAGCTGGGTTGCTGGTGTCAACCAGTCCATCTCTAAAGTGAATCATCTCGGAGGGTGCTACGTCAAATTGACCAGCTCCACCATAAGGTGTCACCCTGTAACGAGTAATGAGTTCGTTCCCATTGTTGGGTGAGCCGTCCACATGAGTATCTGATTTGGGCTGAACTTGCCAAGGCATAAGAGGGGCCAATCCAATCAGAAAACCCGTCTTGCTTCGTCTCTTGAGTAGGTAGGCATTGCCGTACACCTTGAGAGAGCAAGCAATCGCTTTGAGGATGGTTGCCTCATCGAGGTCAGGCATTGGGTTGGTGAAGGAGAAAAGCCGAGGGTCAGGAGCAAAGAAGTAAGAGCCGTCTGGATTAATGGTCTTCACGGTTAACTTGGCTTGAGCCACTTTCTGAGCAATCTTTCCAACACCGATAGCAACGGTTGAATTAGCCTCAAGTTGTCCCGCCTCTTGTCTCCAGTTTCGGTCGGTCGCTCCATATCTCAAATAGCCGCCCATCATGGAGGTTGAACCAACGAATGGAGTGCCTACAAATTGGGAGGCTCGGTTAGCTGGCTCTCTGCCAATCGCTCGTATTTCAAGTCCAAATATTTTCATTCGTTGTTACCAGTTCCAGACGTTGTTCTTGCTCACCAACTCATTGAAGGCTCCTGCCACCGCATCCACTTGGTCATCATGCTTGCCCGTTGGGAATTGCCTAAGTTCTTCAATGAAGGCTGAGTTCCAGTTAGCCCTACAAAGAGAGACGTTCCCTGCATTGGTTTGGGATGCAAAGCCATCAGCCCTTGTCTCCTTGCTCCCTGTTTCCCTCACGGCTTTCACGTTATAGCCACTCAAGAGCCGAATGTATGCGAGTGCTTGGTCTTTACCTGCTGAGCCGGGATCTTCGGGAACAATAACTCTCACGCTGGTTCCATCCTGCTGAGCCGTCAATAGCATCTTCTGGTTACGAGCATCCGTTGAGTCTTGGAACCTTTGAACATCGAGAATGTAATACCGCCCGTTGGCATCCTTCCCAATCAAGACTCCCGCCGTATAGTCGCCCTTTCCAGAGCTCGCTGCAACGTCCCACTTCCGCACCCGCTCAATCATCGGAGGCAACTCCCGCTCATCAATAAAGCTCGCTCGGTCTACCTTGAATATTGCACCCTCTCTGATACTTGGGTTGCCTTGGAATAACGCTTGAAAGTTATACTCGCCCATCTGACGCCGTACATTCTCTAAGAACTCAATGGGCTTTACCTCAGGCCACAATGCCTCACCCTCAGCCCTTCCGAGCGGGTCATTCTCCTCTGCAATGGCGGGAAGGTTAATAAATGTCCAACTATCATCGCCTTGAGCCTTGAGCCTTCCAATGAGGTCGTCATGATGCCACCGGGTCGCAATGACAAACGCCTTCGTTCGAGGGAAGAACCGTTGAACTACTGAACCCGTCCACCAGTCCCAGATGTTATTCCGCTCTGTCTCGCTCTCGGCTTGCATACGGTCTTTTATCGGGTCATCGCATACTAAGAGGCTAATTGGGTTTATCCCCGTTGGTGCGGAGCCAACACCTCGAGCAACCAATCTCGCACCGTTGGTCAACCTCCACTCACTCATCGCATTGGAGGACTCGTCAAGAATGTTAAGCTCCTTGGCAAGCTCTCTTGCGGGTCTTGAGAGGTTACGGTCGGCGAAGTCTTGCGAGTAGCCAGTAAAGACGATGGCATCTTGTGGGTTCCTCATCCCCCAGTAGATAGGCAAGCGGGTGGTAATCGTCTGGCTCTTGCCGTGACCCGGTGGAAGGCTTATAGCTACGTTCTGGTACTCGCCTTTTATGGTCTTGTCTACGATCTCGCACAAGTACTCAACGTGACGGGGATAACTATAGTGTTTCGGCTTCGTTGTCTGATACCAGTCCGAGAACGGTTGCTTCATCCTCAGCATTTCCAGCAATCGTTGCCGTTCCTGTAATGGCAAGGAGTCGATAGATTTCTGCGTTAAGTTCACGTTCATTTAGTGCTGTAACATCCTTGATCGTGGCGTTTACCTCAACACGATCATTCTTCCCAAACTCATCTCGACGCCTTCTTTCAAGCCACCATGCCGCCGCTTGCCATGTATCCTGAGCCGCCTTGTTAATGATAGCCACGTTTCGAGCCACCGCTTCCTCTTCGGCTCTTTTTACGGACTCGGAAAACTCGGGTATCTCCTTCATCCATGTGTAGAAGGTGTCTTCTGAAATACCGCTTGCAATGGCTGACGTTTTCTGTGTGTTGCCAGCCTTTAGGAAGTCGCAGATCCGCTTGGTCATCTCAGGGGAATACTTCATGGTGTGACCAACTTAGGCTCAAGTCCCATCTCAGAGAGGCGCTCAAGGGTTACAGCCACATACTTGGGTTCCAAGTCCATCCCATAACATTGCTTGCCTGTCATCTCACAAGCAACCATGCAAGACCCGCTCCCAAGAAACACATCCGCAACAATGGCAATTTCAGGCAAATCGTTTAAAATATCAACTTGCAACTTAACAGGCTTTTGTGTCGGGTGCAACTTGCTTCCTGACTCTCCTTCTTTTGCCCATCCGTCCCAAGTGCTTTGATAAACCTTTGCATGACGATCAAGACTTGTCCAGGCAAGTTCACACCCTGCAAATGTGCGATCAACTGCATGGTTTTTATTCCAAATAAACCAACATCTTGAGTTAGGCAACAGGTCTGCATAGTAGTTACCATCCCAGATAATGTGATCCTTTGCATAGTCAAGCAATGGTCGCGGATCAAACGGCTTGTCGTCACCTGCAATAGGTGTAAATTTACTTGTGCTTTTCCCTAGTTTCCCGCTCGAATTTACTACGCTGATCCCATATGGAGGATCGGTCATCAATAGATCAATGTGCTGACCTGCAAACAAGCGCCCATAATCAACAAAGCTATCCCCGCAGAGAATCCGGTGCCGTCCGACTTCCCAAAGTTGCCCAAACTCTACGCCCCACTTCCCCCTTAGCTCTTCTGCTTTGTCGAGTTGAGCTTCGGGTGCTTCTTCTGCGTTTCCTTCTTCTGCACCAAGACCGCCAATCTCGTCAATCAAGCCTTGCAGAAAGTCTTCATCATATCCCGTTCCCTCAAGCCCAAACTTGTTGGAGACATCTGCAAGCAACTCCGCAAGCTCCTTGTTGTCGTAGGTTGCAAGGTCATTGGTGCGGTTATCGGCAAGTAGTATTTTGAGGGCGGTTGCATCGTCTACGTCAACATAAGCCACGGGAAGAGAATCCAAGCCAGCCGCCTTCGCCGCCATCATGCGGTGGTTACCCGCTAATACGTAACCAGTAGACTTCTGAGCCACCACGACCCCATAAAACCCATTGTGCTCTATTGAGTCTGCGATACTTTGAACATCTCCCTTTCTTGGGTTCTTCGGGTGATGCTTAAGTGTTCCTATTGGAACCGTCTCAATCTTTTGAGGTGCGAGATTTGCCACGATTAAAGAATACCTATTTTCGCCACTCAGCAACCAGCCTATCAGCAAGCACTCCCTGACCCGCCAGAATCAATGCCAGTCTGAGCTGATCGCAGACCATGATAATCCGTTCGCCATCCTCTTGAGACACCTTGACCACGAATACGCCAGCATTTTTTAGAAGCCCTCCGAGGTTAAAGCCAATGCGAAAGTTTGCGTTCATAGCTGACCAAAGCCTAGCCCCGTCAAGGCTCCGCTCACCGCACCCGCTAACCATCTTTTGACGGCTAACGCCCAGTTAAAGTGCTCCATCGCCTCGTTGCTCTTCCAAGCGTTGAGGTCAACGAGAAACGCCGAGACAAAGCCGGACAAAGCCCCGGCAATTATTTTCTTGATTAGTTCATTCATATTTATTCTCCTTACAAAATCGCCCTGCACCTTGTCGTCAAGGTTGTACTCTTGTCTTTGGTGACTTCCTCATGCGATAGCTCAAGTATAACGCCTCCAAACTGTTGAGGGCTGAGGTTCCAGCCCATAGCATAAGACGGACTAGCATCATCTTCCGTTCCGTAGGTCGAGAGATACGAGCCAGTCATCACGCAGGTTACCTGCTTGGTGGAACTCTTATTGTGCTGACCGTAGTAGTGCATCTTGGTAGCGAGGTCAACGAACTTGTTATGCTTATGACCAATCCATACGCCGTCTACATCTCCAAGCCACGCAAGCATCCGTTGGAAGTCGATAATGCCTTTGGTGACTGGAGCCGCCCCGCCTGCACCGTGGTGGCGGTATTGCGTCCATGTGGTTTTCTTAGTGCTTCTAACAATGCTGACATTCCAGTATCCGCACCATCCACCTGGCTTGATGTCTACATTCGGTAGCTGATTCAATCGGTAAAGCAAGATAGACATAACATCTATATGGTGACGCTTGGAGACGTGGGCTTCGTGGTTGCCAATGCCTATAAACTCGATAAGATGGGCGTATGGCTTCAAGAACTCGTAGGCCAGGTCAATAGCCGCATCAATTGGCTTAACGCCTTGTTGAATCAATGCTCTATCCATTGCGTCAAGGTCAAACCTCTTGAGGTCGCTTGGGAGGATAAGGTCAAACACGTCACCGTTAATGCCAATGCGACAATCTGCGGCCGCCATTCTTTCGAGATCGTGCTTGAGTGCTGACTTGCTCATCGAGCTTGCTCCGAAGTGGAGGTCACTCAAAAGCCCTAGTTTAACTTTGTCATGTAGAGAGTTA